GACCAAAATCATTCACACCACCTCCACTATCAAGCCCTCGGAACAATAGATACCCAATAGTGTCGCCGCTTGCCGGAGTGGCGGATGTTTTCTTGAGCATCAATACCGGGCCGCCAGAATCCGCGTTTGTGTTTTCGATCAACGCAAGAACATTTGCACCTGCACTGCTACTGCTAACATGCAGAAGATTGCTCGGACTCGTCGTCCCGATGCCGACGTTGCCATCATTGAAGATGTAGCCCGACGACGCCCCGGCGAAGGTCAGCGTGTTGGTGCTGTGCGTGATGGTCACGTCGCCGTTGTTAAGGTTGACGACCGCCCCATTGCCGAGGAACAGGTCGGCCCACATCAGCGAGCTGCTGCCCAGCGCGGGGGTGTTATTCGTCACCGGCGTCAGTGCGCCCGTGACCTTGACCGCGCCGCCAAACTCAAACGTGGTGTATGACCCCGCGCCCCCAAACATGGAGTCGATGGCGTCATAGACCGAACTGTTGACCGTTGCCGCAGACCACAGCGTCACATTATCGACGAGTGCGGCGCGGGTAATGACTGAAGCTGCCATAACGTCCTTTCTGTGGTCGCCCCGCGACCGTTACACTGTCCAGACGGGAATGTAGCCCGTTACGCCGTTGATACTTAGCGACCACCAGCCAGTCGGATTGCCCGCCTTCGGGCAATTGGTCATCGTCGCCGTTAATGCCGCCGTTGTGTAGCTGACATTGTCCAGCGTTAAAGTGGCTGCGCGAATACCGCCAATCACTCGCACAGACCCACCAAACTCGACCGTGGTGTAACCCGCGCCCCCCGCAAACAGCTGGTCAATCTTGTCATATACCGCACTGTTGATTTGTGCGCTATTCCAGACTGTCGTGCCATCAATAAAACTGCTGCGGGTAATTGTGGTTGCCGCCATGTTATGTCCTCACAATGCGCGTCTGCCCCAGCGCACGAATTACACCCTGATCGCGCAGCTCGGTGCCGAGCGTCACGCGCCGTAGGAAATGGATGTTATCGCCTGACAATGCCCCATCGGGCGTGATATCGACCTGCTGGACGCGATACGATTCCGCAATGCTGCTGGGCGTTGTCAGATTAACCGCCACGACCTGCCCAGGCACCATGTAGGGCGCAAGCGTGGCATGAAACTGATCCTGCGTATCAAACACAATCTGATCCTGCCCGTAACCCTTTGCCGCCAGCAATGCCTGCGCCACACCATCCGCCTCGGTTGCCGTCAATCGCGCATCCTGATAGTAGAACGTGGCAATGCCCGACGCTTCATTCAGCAGCACTTGCTGTCCCAGCGTAAATCCCAGATACGACAAGTCATAGCTCAGAGCCGACGACAGCGTTGCCGCTGCCGTGGAATCCACGCGCGTGACCAGTAAATCCACCGTTTCATTGACAGATAGCGTGCGCGGCAGCACGACGCCTGTCAGATTGCCAGGGCCACTTGGCGTAATATTGCCGTATTGGTTGCCCAGAAATTGCGTGCCCAGCGCAAAACCCAGATACGCCGAGACCAGGTTGACGGCCGCTCCCGCAGGCGTTAACACCTGCCGTCCTACATAGTCAATTTTGCTCGGGCCAACCACAACCGTGCCCGCTTGGTCATAGAACCGGATATCGGTGACCGGAATCACGGTCATTGACGTCGCGGTCAACGATGAAACCTGAGAGCCGCCGCCACGCACCGTGACTTGTGTGGCCACATCCGTCAAATCCAGGGCGCGTTGAAATGCCGCAAAGTTCTGGCTCGTATCCGTCAGTGTGAGGCTATTGGACGGCAGATGATCCGGCAGCTGGAAAATATTGACATGTCGTTCAGGCCCAATCGTTAAATACGCATCCGACGTTTCTGCCAGTCGTTGCAATGCCCCCAGCGGTGTCTCTTCAACGAACTCGAGTCGAGTCACATTGCCCAGAGACGAGGGAATAAACCCAGTCACAAACCCGGCATTCGTAAACGACTGACAAATCCGCGCCGCCACGGTGTTGACGCCTTCATCCACAAACGTCGCCGTGACCCGCGCATAGCGGTCAATTAACCACGTGTAGTCCTGACACTGGATGACATAGGAGGAGCGGTCGGATGCTCGTGCCTGACTGACGGTGACCGTGAGAATATGACCCGCAAAGTAGACGGTGCCCGACCCATTGAACGCCGTGACGCGGATTTCCTGTCCACGAATGGGCACAAATCCGACACATCGCGCTGACATGGTCGAGGGCTGGCCTAACACCTGCTGGATAGACAGTTCGCTCATGACGAACTGCTTGGTGCGGTCTACGCCGTTAACCTGAATACTGAAGGACGGCGTAATGTCATTCAGCACCAGACTGCCGACGAATGCCGAACCAACCACCGCGCCCATTACGCCACCCGCCGCCGTTGCCGCAGTTCGCGGCCCAGTTCACTCGACACAATGGACGCCAGTTGCTGTCGTGCGGACGAACTGTCCAGATAGCCCGCCACATTGATCGAGACATTGATGGGGCTATTGCTGATGCTGCCACGCTGTACGGCCTGCTCTGGCGTCAACACCACCTCACCAGGTCGGAGCATTGCTGGAATGACATCCCGCGAGGACGCCGCACGGAAGTCGCGTCCGACAACGCCGCCCTGATCGAATCCAGGCATCTCGCCTAATTCCACAAACCGCACACGCACTTCATCGGGAATGCTATTGATGGCGTCCGTGGCGCGTTCCGCAAACTCTGTCGCAGCGTTGCCTGCCTTTTCAAAACTGTCAGGCATACCCTTGACCAGCTTGTCAATTAACTCCTGAATCTTTTTGATGAGTTTGTCCGTGGCGGTTTCAATGGGTGCGCCAAAGTTAATCGCTCCCAGGTCTTCCAACTTTTTCCCGTTTGCATCTGTCAGCGCTCCCTGCTTTAACATGGCGTCCAAAATTGGGCGCATGTTTTCAGGCACGGTTGCGCCAGTGCGAATGGATGCCTGCACAAAGTCATTGATTTCGTCTGACATGCCGGTGATGACGCCAGTTAAGTCTGCGCCGCCCTGCATCATCAGATTAAACGACTGAATAATATCGGCGGCACGTTCATTCAGTTTGTTCTGATTGAACGCTGGCCCCAGGGCAGACAGTTCGACACCGTATTTCTTAGCAGCGTCTTCCATCGCCTTAAACTGGCTCTGACTGCCCATGCCAAGTGCTTCCAGCAGCTTGCGGTTCTCATCCGTCAGCTGTCCAGATTCCAGCAACTTGTTGATGGCTCCCTGCATGGAGTCTGGTAGCACGACGCCCAGGTCACCGGCTTCTCGCAGTAGGTCGCCCAGCTCGGTGTTCATCTTCGCCAGTTCTTCTTTGGCTTTGGCTGCTTTCTCTTCAGACGCGGCAAGTTCCTTGTTGAATTGCTGGGTAGCGCGTTCAAACTCCTGCACGGTTCGCACGTTGAAGAGCGCGTTGATCGACACACCGGCCAGATTCGCTCGTTGCTGCATGGCCTCCAACCCGCCATTGGCGTCGAAGAACTTGGCCCGCATGTCCATGACTTGCTTCTGCTGCGACGGCCCAAACACCTTGCCAAACAACTGCCCCGCCAGTTTGCCCGCCGCCGCGCCCAGCGCAGACCCAATTGGGCCACCCAGTGACCCCAACGCCGAGCCAAGTTTGCCGCCAATGCCCTCGGCAATGCGTTTGCCCAGATCGACCCCTAGGCCACCAATCAATGATGCCCCAACCGATTTCAGCACATCGCCGCCGCCCTGCAATGCACCAACAATCGTCGTCGGCAACGATTCGAGTGATTTGCCAAAATTGACAAAACCGCTAGAACTGCTTTTAGTGATTTCTGACGCTTGTTTTACCGATCCAGCAAATCGTGTCCACAAAAAACCATAGTCGCGGTTAAAGAAATTCTGCATTTCGTCACTAAACGACGTGACGCTTTTTTGAAATGCGTCAATATCGCTTTGTGCTTTGATCATTGGATCGGTCTTAAACTCAAAGATTTTTTCCAGATCAACGGCTTTAGTGTTCCACTGAATCGAAGCAAACTCATTGATATCCTGCAAAAACTCTTTCCATTTTTTTTGAGTTTTTGCGATTTGTTTTTCGCTCAAGCCAGTATTGTTAGCAAAGTTGCTCATGGCATTCGCCGCGTGTTGCGTGACAACAGTGCCAGAGGATTGCGCCACTGTCGCTTTATCAATTTCAGTGCGAAGGCTCTGCATGATAACCCGAGTGCTATCTAAGGCTTTGCCCAATAAACTATTGCCCTGAATACCTTTTTCGGCCTCATCCCGTTGCTTACGCGACTCAACAATTAACGCTTCCATTTCAGCGCGCTGCACCACAAGCTTCATCGTCATATCTTCGTATTTTTTGCCGACGCCAGGCAGCAGTGAAGTAAGCGCATAAAACAAAGTGGTCGATTCTGTGGCTTTCAAGCTAGTCTGTGCAAACGCTTCTGTGGTGAGATTCAAGGCAAACTTAAGACCGTACAGCGCACGCACGGCAATATCACTAATAGCAACAATTCCTTCGCCTAATGAAACAAAGACCTTCAATAGGTTCTTGACTTGCATTTCTGTGTCGCTGCCGAGCGATTGTTTAATGCTCTGCGCGAGCATTGAAAACGTCTGCTGCAGTCCTTCTGAGCCTAAGACTTGCGCAATGACACTGGCTCCCTGCTTGACCATTTCAAAAAATGGTTCCAATGCGTCAGCAATCGTAATTTGAACTGCATCAGAAATAGTACTCATCAGGCCATCAAACGTATTAGCCTGCAAAGCCATCGCGCCGGTAAACTTGCCCAGAGACGCTTGAAACGCAGCAAAGGCTTTGGCCCCGCCATTAGCAGTTTCTGACAAGCGTTCAATGGCATTGCGTGCCTCTGGAGTCACCACACCCAATTCCATAAGCCGCATCATGGCTTCGCCAATCGGCTTACCCGCTTGCAAGCTGGCATACATACGACCCGTCCAGAACGCTACTTCTTCAAAGTTTGCGCCAGACGCTGCTGATGCATCACCAAGCATTTCAAGATTTTTGGTGGTATTCAGCGCATCTCCGCCAAACAACTGAAGATGCTTAGAAGCTGTAATGATTGGGCCGGTTTCAAATGGGGTACGTTTGGCAAAATCAAATAGGCTACGCACATGTGCTTCGGCTTTAGCAGAATTGCCCATGAGCGTTGTAAACTGCAGGGTCGATTTCTCTAAACTGCTATTCATCTCCAACGCCACGGATGCTACAGAACTAATGCCACCCGCAAGCAAACTGAAGCCTTTTGAAACAACAGCGCCTACCCCAATCAATGCACTGATTTTGGCAAACTGTCCGATCATGCCATTCAGTGACGCATCAAACTTGCCAGCGGTATTCTGAACCGCTTTCATCGTGGCTTCAAAACCACCCACTGATTTATTAGCGCCACCTGCCCCTTTTTCGACATCCGTAACTGCCTGATTCACTTTCTTCAGGGATTCGACCGCTGCCAGCGTATCGGCTGTAACGACAATCGACAGTTCACGGGCCATGATTAGGTTTTCTCCTTGCGTGGGGCGAGGATATCGTAGACCACGGCAAGCCGTTCTGCCGTCTCTGCGAACTCCTCAGCCCCCATATCTTGGGTCAGCCGGTCAAGCATGACCGACCCGGCCCCCAAGTCCTGCGTAAACCGATTGCAGCAGCTGCGATACAGCGACCAGACCTGCTGGTTGGCTTGGTCGAGGTCATTGAGGTGCGCCAATAGTTGACAGCCGTCACAGTCATACAGGTCAGGTTCCTGCTGTATTAGGTCGTCGTCTGCCGTCTGACAGCAGACGACCCGACCTGACGCCACCTCATCAGCCCAGAACTCAGCCCAGCTCCGTAGTTGTGCGAAAGGAGGCATCCCGTGCCTCCGACGCCTGCACGATCTGGGTCAGCCCTGCCTTGCCCACTAACGCGGCCTTCAACACCCCGTCCAGGCGGTGCTTGTTTTCCGTCGTGCAGGGCGCAGGCGTGCCACCGCGCTCGACGATGCCTCGCCAATCAACCAGGACGTAGTCAACGATGGCGTCGGCAAACGCTTCCTGATCGACCACATCTTCCATCCGCTTGGTGACCTTATTCGGCACCTTGCGGCTGTAGCTCTTATTGAGTTCCCGCCACTTCTTGGTCGTTAATTCGCGCAGGACGTAGACCACCTGAGGGTCTGCGTCCTGCACGTCGTCCAATTCCGTCTCCTTCACTTCAAACGTATAGTCGTCCGACTGAAGCTGTCTCGGCATGCTCGGTGCCTTTCTCCTCAAAAAGCTGGCGCGTTGTTAGAACGCCACCAGCGACTGCGTAGTAATGCGGGTTACGCGGAACGGATTGACAAACGCCATCCCATTCGGGCTGGTCGCTGCCGTCTTCGCCACAAACACCGCCTGCGGCTTGACTTGATCCGCGCCGTTCAGGTTCGCCGTGAACCCGTCCGTGTCCAGCTCCAGCGCGGGCCACTCGATCTTCTCGGTGTACCGGTCAGTGCTGTTGATGTAGCTGCCCAGCAAGGTCATGTCGGCCTTGAACACGGTATCCGCGCGCAGTGCGGCATACAGGCTGTTGGCAGACACGGTGTTCATGCGCGGATACGTGATTGTCAGCGTGGCCGTTGGGAACCCGTTATCGCCAGGTTCAAAGATATAGTCCTGCCCCGTGACATTCGGTGCATCCTGCGGACGGCTGAACTCAAAGGTAAAGCCTTCGAGGTTGATGGCATCGCCTGCCACCAGTGACCCCGCCGCCTGCACGTTCATGCGGAACGTCCCCTGCTTGCGGAAGACGCGGTTATCCAGCGCAGGGAACGTCGCGCCATTGACGGTGCTGCGCGTGTTCGTCGAGCTGATGTCGGTCATCTTATTGCCCATGAACTGGAACGTGTTATCCATCACGCCCGAATCGCCCACGGTCTTTGAGAAGCCGTACACCTTTGCCGCAGTCAGTTCATCGACGAACTGCACCTTGTCAAAAGCCAGCGTGACGCCCAGCCCGTCAATTGACGGGGCCAGATTGATGATGTGCTGCCAAGAGGTCGTCTGGCCTGACGCACTGCTGCTGATGGTGACCGCTGTTGGTGACCCCATCGCCAGTGCTTCCAGAATGTACTGATGATCCGCGTAGCGGTCGCGCCCGGTCAGCGTAATGTCCTGCGCTGAGGTGTCGCCCTGATCGCCGCGTCCATAGAATGTCTGTCCAAACGCCTCATCATTGACGCGCTGTGGCGCAAACCGCGCCCCGCCGTCTGAGGTGAAATAAATGCCCTTGGTCACACTCGCCGCCGTGCCCCACGAATTCGTGGCGAACTTAGCAAATGCAGCGCGGGCTTCTCTACCGGTGACTCCTGCCATAATGGTCGTCTCCTAGACCTGTGTTTCGTAATTTAGCGGCACCGTCAGCCGCAACGTCAGATACGACGCGCCTGCCGGAGCCACCACATCCCAGGTGCGACCATTGTCTGGCACGGCATACAGCCCCGAGGTCTGATGCCCGTCCCTGACAATCGCTGCGGTCACACTGTTGCAATCCCGCACAAGCGTCTTGTGAGTGGCGACATAGTCCGCAGCAATATGCCGCGACAGTTCGAACTCCAACACATCCGTGCGGTCTTCCGAATACGCAAACCCGCCGAGGCTGGTGCCGCCACTCATCTTCACGCGGAATCGGGCATCGCTGCTGCCTGACCCCTGAAAGATGAAGTCTTCACTGCTGACGGCTTCCACATAGCTAAACGGAGCCGCCACCATGAGTGACCGCACACGATTGAGCAGCACATCTGGCGTTGTTGCCATCGGTTACGCTCGATTCCATCCGAAACTCGACGCGCCAGCCGTGACATCGCCTGCCGTCTGCGCGGCCTCGGCACTGTCGATCTGGTCGTCTACGGTGATGGTGTCGAAATCTCGAGCCACTAAGAGCAGTGCGCCCTGCATGGCTTCGTCCGCGTCCCGCAGGTAGGCGTCGGCCTTTTCCTGCCACGGGCCGCCCTGCATTGTCTGCGCTTCGCGGAAAATCAGACCCAGCGTTCGCAGCGTCACCGGACCGGTCAAGGCCGTGCCACGAATGCAGCCAATCTGCCCAGCAAACGCGCCCGCGGGTGTAGAGGTCAGCGTGATACGCGCCCAATACAGCGGAGCCGAGCCGTTCAGGGTGCGGGTCACCCAGTCTTGCGGCATCACCCAGCGCACATCGCCGCCCCGGCTGAAGGGCTTGTTGTTAAGGAACTGCGTCTCGTTTAGCGTCGTCACGCTTGTCCAAGCATCTGCCCAGACCTGGACGGTCAGGGTGCCGTTCGTGTTACTGACCTGATCCAGCATGCGAATCGACAAGCCCCGAAACTGAAACGGTGCGCCGACCAGCAGGTGGTCAGTTGCATGATTCGTGAACACCGTTGCCAGAGGGATGGTGGCGGCATTGGCGGTCGTCGCCTGCGAGGTGTAATCGGTATACGCGCCGCCGGTCAGTCCCCAGACTTTTGCTGGGGCATAGCGCGTCCGCAGACGTTCGGGCACAAACCCGGCCTTTGCTAGTGTTGGAAATGCCCAGTCCTCCAGAGCTTTTTTCCGCTTGACCTGCCAGGCGGTCTGTCCAAATTGCGTCAGAATGGTCTGCTCGTAGGCCTCAAGGTCGCTATCGAACACCACGTCGTTGGGAAACCAGACACTCATAGCGGCTCCACATCTAGTGACGGCGGCGGCTCAAACAGCTTGAGCCACTCGGCCTGTTTTTGCGCCAGCAGCGCGGGAATCTGCCCAGCGTGCCGCACCCACACTCGTTCTGGCTTCGCGTGGCCCTTTAGCCCTTGTGTTTGGGCGGCAAAGGCCACTTCCACTTCCATTGCGCCCTGCACTCGCTTGACGGCCTGCTCATAGAACGGGTAGGCCAGCGGGTAATACTTGTCTGCCGGGTTGCTAAAGTGCGTTTCAAACAGCTCGACCACCTTCCGCAAGTGGGCATAGCCCTGCGTGGTCGTCTGCCCGTGCTGTTCAGTAGACCACGTAGACAGGTTCAGGTGGTCGCGCAGCACCAACAACTGGTGGAGTCGTCGGTCAGGAAAGACCTCCCCGTCACGCACCAGTAGCGGCAGATTGCGGCTAATGGCCTTCTGGCGTCGGATGTCCTCCGTCAGGTAGCCCGTATGCGCGATCTGCACATCATGCAGTTGCAGGGCGGGCGTAATGTCGCCGTTGCAATCGCCCTGCTGCGGCTGCTCATGGACGCACCCATAGAACTCGATGCTCGGTTGCTTCCGAAACACGCGGATCGGCGTGTCAAAGGTCAGCGGCATGTCCAGCTGAAGATGGTTCTGTTTGATACCGTAGCCCTGAAACACGGTGCCTTCCAGATACCGACACAGCGCGTGCGGATGCATCAGCCGCTCGTCACTGTCAATCCACAGAAACCACGGCTCTCGTGCCGCTGCCAGTGTTTGGTTCCGCGCCTCAGCAAACCCGCCGCGCAGTGCAATGACCGAGCCGACTTCAATGCGCCTGGTGCGTGGATACTCTGCCAGTATCGGGGACAGCGCGTCGGCTCCAAGGCCCGTGTCTGCCAGAATAATCTCGTCAGCAATCGCCCAGATTGACTCCAGACACCGCCGCAGGTCGATGGTTTCGCCCGCCAGAATGCCGACCGACAGTCCCTGCTTTGGACGCACCCGCCAGATCGTGTCGTCAAGATTGCGTAAGCCAAACGGCTGTCCGCTCAGTACGCAGGCCACAATCCAATGTCCCAGCCGGTTGCCGCGTGGACTGATGCCGAGGTCAAGCAGCGAGACTGCCAGGTCACGCTGTGTCCCAAAGATGGCTTCCAGGTCATCGGGCTGGTAATGGTGGACATGCCCACGCTTGAGCGGAATGTCTTTACTGGCGAGTTCCCCGAATGGGCCAGCGGGCATCGTACACACGATGCGAGCATCCCGCTGTCCCAGACCAGCGGTCGAGGAGAGGAAGCCCGAGACGTTGGCTATATGTTCGAGGAACTCGCCAATGAAGACCCCATCGAACGGCCCATACGCACGTAACCGCTCGAGCGTCTGCGGGTCAGCCTGATGGGTGGCATAGTCATACACCGCGCCGATCAAGAACGTGCAGCGGTCGTCCACACCCAGTTCCCGTGCAGCGGCTTCCGCAGCGGCTATGTTCTCGGGCGCATAGTCAATCCCGACGACCTGTCGCGTCGGGTTGGCGAGGGCCAGCGCGACGGCAAAGGTGCCGTTTCCACAGGCAATGTCCAGTACGCGCTGTGCGCCGTTCAGGGCACCGACCACCGGCTGGATGCGCAGGTTGTTTCGCAATTCAAACTGCGTGTCCATTGCCTGTGCCGAATAGTCCTCCGCGCCTTGATCCTTGCCGTCCATTACATGCTGGCACCAGGCTGCTGCGGAGACATCGCCGAGTCGGTCAGCCAGTACCTGTGCCGCGCAGTGTTCGTCTTCGTGGAGCAGCTGCGCCAGCATCTGCGGCCCCTGTGTCGCCAGCCGCTGCTGCACCAGCGCGTCGATACGGGCTTCCCATTCCTGCGCGACGGCATCGAAGGTGTAGTGCTGCACATGCCGCAGCCCCGCCTGGACGGCGTCAGCAGTGGTGCCGCCCGTCAGGATGTCCACGACGGCCTTGACGCTTTGCGCCTGATACTCCGCACTGTCGGCATCACCCGCAATCAGCGTGCCGTGTGGCACCGTCTCTGGCAGTGCGCCCTTGTAGCTGCCCACAAACGGCGTCCCACACGCTTGCGCCTCGATGGCTGCAACGCAGGACGTTTCCGCGAAATCGACCACGCCGGGATACCACATGACTGCCGCGCCAGCAATGGCTCGATACAGGTCAGGCTTGCCCAGTTCGCCCAGATATCGGATGCCGCCCACCGCGTCGTTAACCGCCGCCACCTGCTCGTCATAAGCCGCGCACACACGGCCCCAGCCACTGGCGTCATACATCGAGTTATAGCGGCACAGGTGCAACTCGGCCTCTGGCACCAGCTGTCGCACTGCAGGCCACATTGCCAGCAGGGGTCGTAACCCGCGCTCAGGCCGAGTAATGTGAATGACGCGCTTGGGGTGCCGCGTGACGCCGGTGGGCACATACGCCGGGTCAAATCCGTTCTTGGTCGCCCAGCCAATGCCTGCCAGCTCAGGCATGATGCCTTCCCACTGCTTCCGGTGATACCCACTGACGTAGGCGACCAGGTCATAGGCATACGCCGGGGCCATCGTCAGCACTTTGGCCTGTTCCCCGGTCATCATGTCTTGATTCCACAGCACCCGCACCGTTGCCGGGATGTGCTGGGTGAAGATGTGCGGCATTCGCAACCCCACAAAGACATCCCAGCGGGTAAACCGGCTGACATCGGCAATGTCTGCCGTCCGATGCCACTGAACGCCCGCCTGATCAATGCGCGGGGCGTCTGCATGCAGTTGCGTGGTAAAGATGTGGACGCGATGTCCACGAGCCTGTAACGCCCGCGCCAGTCCTAGGCAGGCCGATTCTGAACCGCCCAGCGATGCCGTGCCGGCAATGACCGCAGGCGTAAACTCGACAGAATCAATATGAAAAGCCCAGGTGCTGCGCTTAGGCATCGGCACTCGTCACCGCCTTGCTGTTACGCTTGGGTGTGGCGGCTGCGGCCTTCTGCACCATTTCGTCGTAGGCGTCCAGCTTGGGCTGGACTTCAAATCGCAGATAGTCCTGCCAGCGGCGCAAGCTGGACTGGCGAATGTCTGCCGGTGTCCTGACTCGCGCAATCTCTTCGATAATGCTATCCATACAGGTTCCCCTCGGCGTTGCTCAGACGCCCACAAGTGGAACCGGGCCACTCAAGCGAGTGACCCGGTCCCCGTGTTATCAGACCCGCAGACGAGCCATTGCGTTCGGGTGATGGTGTATTCGCCCGTCAACAGACCCTTCTTGTTGTCGCCCGAGACGCCCATCTCGGTGTAGTTGAACGACCGCCCCTGCAGCGGCACGACCTTGACGCGCTCACGCGGCACCAGGAGCAGTTCCGTGCTAGACAGCACGCGGCTCAGGATGACGGTGGCACGACCCAGCGGCCCCTCGTAGGTGCGGATGACGCGCTTGAAGAGTTCGGACTGGTTGCTGTCCTCGACCTTCGTGTCGTTCAGGTTGCTAATGTCGCGGAAGAACGTCGGCCCCGCCACAATCGCCCAGGTCTCGGTGTCAGGAGAGCCGCCCTGCGAGTAAATCTGCTCCCAGACGTTGCCGATGAAGAGGTGCGGGTTCGCAGCAAAACTGCTAGCCGTGACCGTGGAATTGATGGTGCTGAGATAGTTCCGCAGCCCCTGCATCGTGCGGGTCTGCGACGAGGAGCCGAGCGAGTTGGTGCTATTCAGCACGCCGCGCACAACTTCCTTCTCCAGCTGATGCATCATGTCCACCACGCCCTTTGCCACCGCGTTGTCATAGGCATCGTTGCCGTAGACATTGATGGAAAGGTCAGTGCCAGACGCCGCCACGGGCATCTGGAACAGGCCGACGGTGTTGGCCTTGCGGTCACCCAGACGGCGGGTGTGCCGCCCGTCGTGATCCGCGCCTTCAATCCCCGCCATGCCACGGACGTAGAGCTGCCCGCCAGCCGCCAGCGAACCCACCGCGCCGCCGCCGTATGCACGGGTCGCCACGATGCTGTTGGCACCAACGATGCTCGACACCTGCATCACTTCGGTCTGCGTTTCGTTTTCCAGAAGCGTGCCGACGGTGAGAGCTTCACCCAGGCCGTTGATCTGGAACGCCGTCGCCGCCGTTGCCGAGTTAATCGCCGTTGAAGCCACGATGTAGTTGGGCAGCATGTAGTCCTGCACAAACTCGTGCTTCGTCGAAGTGGCGAACACATCGCCATCACCAAGAAAGTTTAGAAAAGGCGTTTCTTTCGGCGACAGCGTCGCAATCAGGCGCGAGACATCCTCCTGCACCAAGGACGCGGTAAACAGATCATTGGTCGAAAGACCACTAAAAGCCATAACGTGTACTCCTCAAAGAATCAGCGCACCCCGGCCCGCTGCCGCATTGAGCGGATGGCGTTGCCCACGGTACGCACTGTCGGATTTTCGGCCACTGCCGCAAACGCCTCTTCATGCGCGTCGGCGACCTGACCCATAGCACGGTTCATCGCCACACCACCCTGTGCGCGACCGGACGTAGACCGCCCGCCCTTCAGGTGATGAGGATGTGCCGCTAAATACTCTTTCACCAACCCCTCGATGGTGACCGGCTTCCCGTCGCTGACACGCGGTTCACCTTGCGCGTCTTTGACGACGGGGTTCAGATCGCCGTCCAGGTCTACATCCGCTCCGAGGAGCTTTGACAGCTCAGACAGGCTTTCATCCCGCGCCCCGGCAGCGACGGCGGCGGCACGGATTTCAGCCCCGAGCATGTGCTTGAGCCGCGCTTCACGCCGCTCAATTTCGGTCTGGAAAGACTTGGCCCGCGTGTCCGCGTCAGCCAGGGCTTTCTGGAAGCGTTCTTCCCGCAGCCGGGCGGCTTCCTCAAAATTTTTGTCGCGGGTGGCAATCTCTTCCTTCAGCAACGCATTGTCGGCTTCCATCTGCTTCAGCCGTTCCTGCTCCGCAGGATTGATGATGCGCTCTGACAGTTTCTGCTCCGCTTTGGTCGCCCCGCGCTTATACGCCTCATTGATGGCCTTGTCCAGGAAGGACTGCAACGGGGCGGGCAATGTTCCGATGTTGCCCTGTTCATCGACTTCGACGGTAATCGGTTCCGGCATACGCCTCTGCTTCCTCTCCCCGGCTAGATGACTGAGAGCCGTTGACTCAGGCGGCGTTCCAGCAACGCCACGATGCCCTCAACGTCTCGGTCGTTGAGGTTGAAGAACTCGCGAATCACCCGTGACCGCCCTGCACCCGTCTCGTTATGGAAGACGGCCTTGTCAGCCGGGGCAACCTTTCGTGACCGCTGCACCATCGTCATCTTGCGGCCCGATCCCTTGCGTCTGGGCATTAGAAAGTCACCGTCACTTTGTCAGTGTCAGGTTGCACCTTGATGGCCCGCAGCATCTCGCCACTTAGCTCGAGCTTGACCGTGTTGCGCGTCAACCCTTCTTTGGCTCTGGCGTCCGCATAGCCTTGACTGTAAGGCGCAAACCTCTGGTAATTCGCATCGACACCCTGTCGCGTGCGCTGCAAGATGTTCTCACGAATCAGCAGCCCAACCTGCTGGAAATCACCTTTCGTCAGTTTGGCGGCATTGACCAGGTTGCCAATGTTGCGACGGACGATGACGCCCATTAGTTGCTCACCCCAGCTCGTGCACGCCGCTGACGGTCAGCCCGTCGCGCTTGGGCGCGTTGCGACCGAGCCAGCGCAATCTCTTCCGCAAACCCTGGCGCACGCAGTCCCGTGCCAGTCAGGGCGGTTAGCTCATCCGACGCAATGGCAATAAACGAGTGGCGGCAGTTATAGCCCCCGCCGGTCAAGAACGGATTCGGCAGCTGGTTATTGTCCATCGCT